ATTATGCGGTTAGTTCTGCCAGTTGGGCGTTAGTTAAACGGGTTGTGAATAAAAGCACTTGTGCGGTTTTATCAGTAGATGGCCCAATCGCAGTATTGCCTAACTGAATGCGGCTCATTGCTGGCACGCTGCACGAAGTATCGGTGGTTCCGACTTGCACTCCGTTTACAAAAAATGCGGTATTGTTATTTGCATAACCAATCGCTGCCTTGTAAGTTCCAGCGGGTTGTGAGGACAAACTAAGTGATGCTTGTAAAACACCTCCATTATACATTTCGGCAACAATTCCCCCAGAAGCACTTTTAGATATATACACAGTATTACCAAAAGAGCCATTATCAATGTTCAAGAGCGCTTCGTTACCTGTTGCAACCGAAGTGGTAAACTCAAACTCCCAAAAAATGGTGCCTTCGGTTTGACCAATCAAAGCAGAAGCCGAAGTCTTTGAAGCAGCATCCGCAACCCTTGTAACTGATGCCCCAAGCGTGGGGATGTACGAGGTGGCGTAGGCTCCGAGTTCAACTTGAACTCCCCATAGTTGGATTGTGGCACTTGCGTTCATCGGCTCGTTTAATCCTCTACGGATTGCCATCTCAAACACGTTACTTGTTCCAGTTAATGCTTTGGTTAAAGTAAAGCGCTGCCATTGATTGGTAATAGTAAACTTATCATAATTTGAACCATCAATACGGACTTGAATTTGAGCAGTTCCGCTTGCGGTTTTAGCATAGAATGAACCCGTATAAGTTGCAGTCGTTCCACCAAAGGTTTGGAACATTGCAGAAATATCGCTTGAAGTAGTTCCTGCGCCAACATCAAAAACGATTGTATCAGCGTTTTGATATCCATCGGGGCTAATTGCATTGTTAGCCGTTATAACTGGAACAAGACCTGTTCCGCTTTGGGTTTTGCCCCATCCTGCATTATCAAACTGCTCCGAGTAGATAGCAAGGTTTGTCCGCTGTGGCTCCAGCAAAAGCTTAGGGCAAGTGCTACCCAAATAATCCAAACGGGGTAAACCGCTAACGGGGCCAACTGATACCGCTGCGGTGGTGGTTGCGATGTAGTCGGTAGTTACGCCAGCCTCCAACTGCGCTCCCCATACCGCAAACGTCATACCCGATTGACCAAAGACAATAAAGGTATTTGTAGTTCCCGTAGTAATGTAAGTTCCAGAAACACGATACCAACCATTGCCAACATTCGTAACCGATGAACCAGTAATGCCAGCAGCAGTTGTAGTGATTGCACCCGTTACTGCGTTGAAGTTTAAAAAGCCATTGACTGGTCCTAAGTCGCATCCTATTTGAATAGCGGTAGCAGAAGTGATGTTTTTAACGTAAACGCTAAAAGAATGCTCAACGCCATTTGCAACAGTTGGTACTTGATATGCCCCGCTATTTGAGCCACTCGCTGCAATAGTATCTCCCGTTGTAGTGCCATCGGGAGCAACAGTTGTATTTGCGGTAATTGTAGGTGAAACGTTAGACGCCCAAGTCGTAGTAAAGTCCTCGCTCTGAAGAATAATGTTCGTCCGCACCTTTTCAATTAGGCCGTTGCTTTGCACACGGGTAGCGCTTGAGGCACGGCTGAAGGTTAGGTCAGCACTACCGTCCGTTGGCACTGCACAGTAGACCTTCTGGTCTTTATAACCCGAAGGTATCATCACTAAAGATGCGTCACTATAAAAGCTCATAACTCCAAAAATAATTATTGTGAATATTGATTACTCCTCTGCAAACCTTTGATATAGAGTTTTCGTCAGAGTTTGTTATTTTAGCCGCAGACCTAACACTGTTAAACTGAGCTATTGGTTTTTTATTGATTGTGTATTGATATACAATTTTTCCGGTACCAATTCTTGATTCCCTTGAAGCCTCTATTGCTTTTGTTACATCAATCCTTCCGTTATCGTAAGCGTGTTTGGTATTCTCGCTATGTGTTACCCAATCTAGGTTGTCTACGTGATTGTTTCTTGGATTTGAATCAATGTGATTGACAACCTTCTTATTTTCTGGGTTCGGAATAAAAGCCTTAGCAACAAGCCTGTGGGCTTTGTTGTAGTATCTCTTTCCATCTTTTTTTAAATAGTAAACTACATAAGGATAAACCAACGACCCAAGTTCTGGTATTAAGTTCTTACCTCTTTTAAAATACACAAACTCTTTACCTAGTTTAGACTTAGACTTTATATACCTATCAAGACTCCTTACGCTACCATAGTTACTCACTTGATATTCGCCTTCGTAGCCTAGTATGTCCTTCCACTCTTCCATCACTGATTTAGCGCAAAGAAAGAATTTGTAAAGCAATCTTCCGCCTCTATGATGCCGCCGTCAGCAGTCCATCTTTGGAAGATTAGGTCGATGTAGTTGACGGTGTTACGAACACCAAGTAGGAATACAGCACGCTCAAAGCAAGACTCTCCCTCCACAGTACCACCATCTGCCGTTACTCGGTTGTAGTAGTCATTGTAGATTAGCTGAGCTGCTCCACGTAGGAATCCAGCACCAGAAGGGGTTAGGCTTATGCTTAAACCGAGACCAATCATCTTTATGCGATATAGGCGATTACCGTTCCAGAGGAAACGCTGATTGCGCTGAACAATCCGTAAACTGTTGTTCCGGCAAGTAGCGTTACAGCGCTAAGGCTATCCCCCTCTACCGATGTAGCGGTGACCACTGCGTCGCTGGTTATGGTAAATGCTCGGTAGAATTCTCCGCTAACAGGAGTAAATGCTGAGGTTACTACCCTAAATCCCTTCTGACCGAATGCCTGAAGTTGGTAGTTTACTGGGTTGGTAATATTTGAATAGCTCACAATGGTAAAGGTTAAAGGTTAAAGAGCAACGCTAATGCCCTACAAAGATAGTTATTGATTCAATATGATATCCACAATATCCTCCTGACCCTCGAGGTCTTGCTTCTGCAACTCAGCACGGTCTCCCTTGCGCTGGGCAATTAGTTTGCTTTGCGCAACTGCTTGTTCCTTAATGCGGTTATCCTTGCGGTCCTCAGCCTCTTGATCAGCAGTCTGGCGTACACCAGATTCGATCTGCTGCTCTTTGATTCCGTAGTCTCCTTGCAGCTGAGCCAACTGCATCTTAAGTCCGTACTCTACCTGCAGCAGCTGAGCCTTAGCCTCAGCCTCTAGCTGAATCTTCTGAGCGTCTAACTGTGCCTTCATCTGGTCCTCCTGCATCTTGGCTTGGCTTGTCACCTGAGCCACCTGTGCGTTGGCCTGAGCTTGGAACTGAGAGTTCTGCTGGGCCATCTCCTGACGGACCTTCATACGCTTCTTACGGCGCACGATAAGCAGCCTCTCGGCTTGGTCGATGTCCCTCAACTGACGGATGGCAATAGCATCCTCGATGTCAAGCTCGCCCTGGGCAATAGAGGCCTGGATGTTTTGCTCGAGGTACATACGGTCAATCTCGTTCATATCAGCGACGACCCTAACGCCGAAGTTGTACATAGGAAGATTAGAGAAGCTAGATAGCACAGCCATATTCTCCCTGCCAATAGCCGTCTCGTAGGCCTTGTATAAGATAGACTTCGGGGGAAGTATCTGAAGACACTTCACAACGTCCTCACAGATCCTGCGGTACAGCACAATCGCTGCATTGCTGATATCCCCAAGAGCATTGTTGCCTGCCGCCAGTTGCTGCTGGCGTACGCCAACAAGCTGGTCTCCCTTAGGGCTCGTTCCATCCATAACCTCGTTGATGCCCGTAGCATCACGAATCATACGCAGGGCGTGGTTGTAGATGGTGATGAGCTCGTTGATGTTCCTAATGCCGTTCTCAAGTGGACGGATCGGTGGGTTCTGGAAGCTGCCGTCAGGGTTCTTACTGCGGTAGTAGAAGATACCCGTCTGCTCGTAGATGTCTTGAAGGTCCAAAGGCTGTAGCTCACCGCCACGTCCTAGCTGTACGTTCTCAAGTCCCTCGATGTCGATGATCAGTCCATCAGGCTTAGCCTTAGCGATAGACTGCTGGAGCTTTAGGTGGGTGATCTGCAGCTGGTCGGCAAAGCCGATGATGCCGCTAACCATAGACTTAGGAATAGACTTGCGGATATTGGTGGCCACAATGCTGTAGCTCATCCGGGTGCGGGTGAGGTCGTGAACATTTTTAGGAATGTTCTTCTTCAACCCGTAGTCGTAGATGTAGTCAGTCCCTAGGATGTAATTACCACCATAAAGCGTCTGGTTCTGCATATAGACAGCCTCCCTATCATACACACTCTGCTGTGGGGCATTGTACTTGTGGCCCTTATAGTAGAAACCAATGTTTCCAAAACGGGACTCCTTCTTCTCGAAGATGATGTTATCAACGCTAACAAACTCAAAGTCAAGGACTTCGATGGTGTACTCGTCGTATCCGTAGTAGTAGCGCTCCATACCTGGGTCGTACCCAGAGCCCATCAGTCGGCTAGAGTCATTGCCAAAGCGGTTCATAACCGTCCGAGCCATCTTCTCGTACTCGTCCTCGGTGAACTGGTTGCCTGCGGTTCTCTTAAGTTCAGAGATGCTCATACGCTTTACGTGGCCTGCATAGGTTATATCCGTAAAGTTTGGGTCAGAGGTAAAGCTGTGGATGAAGAATGCTGGGTCTACATAGTCCTCAACGATTCCGTAGTTTGGGTCGTTGCTGCGCTTGGTGACAGCAATACCGCAAGTGACGAGGTCTTCGACATTGCGCCTAAAAATGCGCTCGTCGAAGTCGTTCCAGCTGAGCGTTAAGTTGATGCCAATCTGGGCAGCAATCTCCGCAGCGGTCTTGATGTTAGTCTCAAGGAAAATTTCGGTCTCCTCAGCAGTATCGGGAAGAGAGTCTGGGTCTACCTCGGTGCGAAGTCCTGAGTCCTTCGCCTCCTTTAAAATATCCTTGTTCTCGATGAATATCTTCATCTTATTCTTCTCGTAGTCCTTTTCGCTGCGCGACAAAGGGTCAACAGCTTCAATGTTTGGGTAGAACTTAGAAGACAGAATCTTGTTGACTACAATCTTTACGAACTTGGGAACGATAGGAACTGGTGTCCAGTCTAGGTTCACCAGAGACCCATCACCGTTATTCGGGTCAAGAGAGGTAAGTATCTGCTTGTAGATGGATGTGTCTTGCGTTCCGTTGGCGTAGTCCCTAGAGACTTCGAACTCACGGAATCTTTTGCTGTACAGAGACCCCTCGTACTGGGCGCTTCCCCACTGGCCGTATATAGCCTTTGCGTACTGAAGACCGTACCTCTTTCCCACCTTTACATCGTGTGAGGCAAAAGGGTCTGGGAACGTGGAGTCGTATGAGTTACTTTTTACAGAGTATTGATCCATTTATCGGAGTTTATGGACAAAGGTACGAACTTAACTTATCGCCTAATTTCCTTACCCTTGCGGAAGAAAACACGATCGTTGAAGTTTGTCTTTTTGACTTCTTTGACCTGCTTCTGGGCGGCAAGCAACGCCAGCCCTGAGCTAATCGTTAAGTCAAACTTTGTCCTGTCGTCTATCTTAAAGTTTATCCAGTCCTCAAGTGTCCTGTTTAGGTACATACGTCCGAACTTACCGGTCTCGTTGTGGAGGCCTACGTGGTCGTGGATGTAGGACTCAATAGCCTGAGCGTGAGCTTGTATCACATCTTGGCTGTTGGAAGGTATTCCCTTTGTCTTTACGTTCATCTTTGAAGAGGTAGACGCTAGATGTGCAGGGCGGTTCATAAGGTACTCATCGTAGCCCCTTGACTCAAAGTACCTAGCGATACCGTACTTGTTGTTCTCTATAAGCACAGGATATCCGTAGAATACGGCAGCCATAAGGATGTCCTCGTAGAATATCTTGGCAAGCGGAGGCCGTGAGGCGTACTCCGCGACAAACATATTAGAGGGGTGCTCCATCGAGAACTTGTTGTATACGTGGCAGGCACCCTTTGAAGACCTGTAGTCAAGGGTGGTGTCAAGGTCGTAGGAGTCAACACCCATAACCCCGAATGCCCCGTTGGGGGCAACAGCTTTATTGTTCTCAATCTTCCGTTTATTTCGAATATCAGCAGGTGCTAGCCAAGCCACACGCCACCGCCCATTAGGGTCGGGGGCGAAGATCACCTCACTGTCCATCTTCCCGTCTTTCCATTGGAAGTTACCGATGACCACTGGGTTAGGGTACAGCTCCTCGTTATGCTGTATCTGCTCGTATATCTTCTGGATGTTAAACAGAGAACTCTTGGTCGAGTCGCGGAACGCCTCGTCCTCGGTAAAGGGGAACTGGCGTATAATCTCGTTGAGCTCGTAGCTGTTGTTCTGCTGACCCTTTCTCTCGTTCTTTAAGAACGTCCTAGCACCTATCTCGGTTATGGTTCCGTCTTCGGTAAGCATTGGAGTCTCTGGGTCTTCAACAATAGGTAACCCATACTGGCTGAAGAATCCCTCCATTGCATCGTATGCTGGGATGAATATCTTGTACAGCCCGCTCTTGGTCCTTCCGTTCTCGTTTCGGTCGTTGGGGTCGGAGTCGTAGTACAGATTCCTAAACTCCCTACCGCCCTTGTCTAGCGGGTTTACCGTGGAGCCCACCATCGCCTTTCCAATCACCCTACGTCCAACAAGAAGACAGGTCCTATGGATTCTCCATACCTCTCTTATGTCGTTGGGATTCAGCCACTTACCAGCCTCATCGAGAAACAACATATGGGTCTTGCTTCCGTCATAGGCGTTATTGGTAGTGTTCTTCCAGTTGATTATAGTGTCCAAGGCCTCACCTCGTGAGGTCGTCTTATTCTTCTTGGTGATCCGCTTCGAGGGCTCGCGGAAGGCGAGCTCCATACGCGGGTTAGTGGTTCCGTCAATGATTGGAGAAAAGAAGAATGGGTAGCCCTTGAATATAGGAATGATCTTAGAGCCGAACACCGCCTCTTGGGCGTCTGTTCCTGTCTTGCTCATAATACCCAACAGCTTTTCCTTCACCTGACTGCCCTCGTCAACAAGAACCGCTGCACTCATATTGGTATACCCAGAACGCCTACATTTAGTGTATATCTGACCCAAACACCGAGGGTCTGATTCGCAGGCCGAGAGGTGGACAAACAGCTTACGCTGGAAGTCTAGGTACGTAGGGTATCCGATGTCTATCGAGCTCCACTGAAGGAACATATAGTGGTGACCCGTGATGTAGGTCTCCTCACCGTTGTTCATAAACCACAGCCCCTCCTTGCGTCTCTTGAACTCCTGCTCGATGTAGGGGCTCCACTTCTGCTGGAACTCACGCGGTGACTCGTACCAGTCGTCCATAGAGTTTATCTGCGCAAGCTCTCTAGGGATTTCCTGACGCTTCCACATCTGCTGATGCTTGGGTAGGTCGCTAAAGAGAAAATGCTCTGGCTTTGGTAACTGGATGCTGAGGGACTCTATCTCAATGATAGGTCCGTCCGAATTGTTCGGACAGATGTTTATCACCTCCTGCTTGTCTATTACCTTCAGCCCAGCCATTATCTTGCCATCCTCTCAGCGAAGCCTCCCTTGAAGTCCTTCTCCTTTTCAAAGGATCCGGACTCCTCGATGTCGCCAACAAGCTGCTCCAGCTTCTGCCTTTCTACGATAAGCTCCTTACAGGCGAGTGCTGTGTCCTTGATGGCCTGCAGCTCTGCCTTGCGGGCGGACCCCGTTAAATCGGGGTCTACCGGCTTACGTATCTCCTCGGTCATATTACCGATTGCAGCCTCCATCGCAGAGATAAGGTTACGCGCAGCAGTAACTGTTGTGAACTTTACAGCTTTTGACATATCAGGTGGTGGATTTGCATACGCCACAGCTTGCGGCCATTGATGTCCATCTCGTAGTCTGCGTCCTTGGCGAAGTACACAACATCGCCAACAGCGAGACCTTCTTCCTCTAGCCACTGGCTTCCGTAAACGATACGTCCCCAGCGCTTCTCCGGCTCTTTGAGGGTGATGATTTCTATGAAGCTCTTCTCTTTATCAGCATCAATGTCAAAGGGTTCTAGGAACACCCAGTCCGCAACAGCTATAAGGCTGCCGTCGGGCTTCTCGATGAGGTATGCCTGGTTACCCTGACCACCGAAGGGGTCGTAGTTGACGCGGTATATCTTCTCTTTAGGGTCAACGACTTGGGTGTCGTTGAGCGCAACGTGGTGGTGGTGGAATACGTAGTCTCCTATCTCTAGCTCAGACTTGAACTTAGCAGGAATGCCTACAACCTTAGCCTTCATAGTGCGGTGTTGGAACTCGTTGAACTTAGTGTCGAGGTAAAGCTCTGACTCTCCCACCTTGATGGTGTCGTTTACAGCGCTAGGTATGTGCACTAGGATGTGGTACAATGGTATCATATGTTTAATTAAAATAAATAAAAGTTGTAAGTCGGTTACAACTAGAAGTTACAGTCGTACTCTACTATAACTGGCATACCCTCGATAGTCTTCCACAGCATAAGTGTGGAGTCCTTTTTTAGGTATATGAGGTACTTGCGCTCCCCGTGGTAGTGGAGGTGAGACCCGTCGAGAACGATTGAGTCGATCTCTCCGTCCCCTGCCTTCTGGCCTACATAGTAGGCTAAGGCTTTCAGTGGGTCGGTTCCCGCAATGATTTTTCTGATGAGTTCCATTTCATTTTAATTTAGTTCAAATTTAGCCAATAATCTATATTGGTTGTATCGTCGGCTTCGTCGTCCTCGCTGTAGGATCCCATAAGGTATGTGACTAAGGAAATCATCTCCTCCTTGGTGTCTACGTTGATGTTGGACACGGACTCCACTATGCTGTTTCCGTCTACCTGGTCAACCACAAGTCCTGCTGATGCAATCATCATAAACTCATCGATAAGACCAAGTTCTTCGGCCTTGTTTAGTATGTCATCGAAGCTGTTCTTTGCAAACATAAACAGCTCAATCCTAGCCGCAGCCTTTTCTTCATCATTCATACTAGAATGCGTAGAAGGCTTTGAAGTTTAGAAGTACCGTCATATTCGCGCCAAACGTATTGGTGGCACGAAGCTGTAGCGTAGTAGAATTTATAAATGCGTTGAAGACAAAGGTTGCAGCGGTAGAGGTTCCGATTGACGTCTTGATAGAATCGACAATTGATGGAGCTGTTGCTAGGTTTGATGGGTTCCACACAATGTGTATCTCCCCTACGCGGACCGTAGTAGACCCTGAGTTGTAAATCATATAGTCAACAATAACAGCCCCTGCAAAAAGATTTGCCTCTAAGGTTGTTACCACACCATTGGTAACTGCATTATTGATTACAGCGCTGTCGGAGCGGCTATAGAATGCACAAGTTCCAGATGACACCTCGCGTTGAACGAAGTCTAGACCTGTAAATGTAAACTGCTCAGCAGCTGATGAGTCGTTGTACGACAGCCCTGAAGCTCCTGCTGAAGTTCCTCCGTCGTTGTAAAGAATCTGTCCGTTAGACCCCGGTGATGCAGCGGTGATGTTGGCCGCCATATACTGGGTTAGATCCTCAAGGGTCACATACTTGTATACGGTAGCTGTTGCATCATAGATAAGGAAGGTGTCAGCAATGGCAACGGTAGCCTCCGTAAGCTGCGACAAGGTCGTTGGCGCACTGATGGAGATTACATTACTTGCAATCGCAAGAGGAGCAACTGGAGTTAGGCTAGCCCCCGAGGTAAACGCTGCGGATCCAAGGTTACGCTTTATAACATTATTGCTAGCATCAAGGAAAAGGGCTTCTACCTCAGTAGACCCAGTACTTGGGGCAGAGGTGAAGGCAAGAGTTCCGTTTACCTCAACCTTTACCGTTGACAGTTTGAGGGCGGTATCGTTTCCTGCTCCGTCTTCAATTATTTTAGTCGTCGAGGTTGCTGTTCCGCTCTCCATCTTAAGGAGTGAACCGAATGCATCTTTTACGCGCTGACCACTAAGTGTTCCCATATTTCGTACTTTTGCTACAAAGATACAATTTACTTCATTGGCTAAAAAGTTCAAGAAAAAGGAAGACCTAAAGTTTAGGGACTTCGCCTACCGCGACGATCGTGGACCTACCCTATACAAATTTGTCTGGCACGCCAACAAGTTTATGAAGCAGGAGTATAAGCTCCTGCCAATACAGGTGGACTTTCTCCTGTTCGCCTACGACCTAGAGTTTTTTACCATCGAGTGGATGGGACAACAGCTGTCGAAGTCCTACAACCAGACAAAAGACTGGCTTACTGTTAGGATGAAGAAGCGGGAATTGCTGTTCGACTACTTCTCGATGGAGGATATCGACATCCACAAGGATACCTCTATGTGGTTTCGTGATGAGAACAGGTGGAACTACCGCAAAAGGTACTCACTAACCCAGCAGGGGCGTATGATTGTAGAAAGATGGAGGGATATAGCCTCCGGAAAGGAAACTGTGGAGCTTCAGTACGACAAAAAAACCATCAACAAGACTATCCCAAATCGGGGAGAGGGCATCCCTACAGTTCTTTTGGGCAGAAAGCTAAAAGGCCACGAGGATAC